TCATGCCGCTTTTCCGTTCATAATGTCATAGAGTAAATTGGCGGGGAGTATGCCGATGTGATTGTAGCTGATGTCTACATCCTGCACCCTGTGTCCACTGGACTTGTCCGGTGCATGAACATACACGGCTTTCACCATATCGTTTAGAACCTCGGGTGTCAGCTTCTCCAGATACAAGTGCTTCTTCGCCAAGCGAATGAAGGTATCGACACTCTCCACATGATTTTCTTGGTTCTGTATTTCGTTTTCAAGCATTTCAATCTTGGCTCTCAGTTCATCCTGTTCCTGCTCATAATCATCAGATAACATCTGGAAACGAGCTTCGGAGAGCTTTCCGTTGACCATATCCTCGTAAATACGTTTGAACAATCTGTCCAGTTCAGACATGCGATTTTCAGACTTCTGCAAGGCTCTCTTTTTAGCAGAAAGCTCTTTCTTTGATTCGGCTGTTCGCTTTGCACCCAATGCCTTGCGGAACTCATCCTCATAGTTTGCGATGCAGAGGAAAAGCAAACGCATATGCTGCAAAGTTCCTTCCTCTAACACGACCGCACGGATGAAATGTGTTTCGCACACATCTTTGCCACGCTTGCGGGAGGTGGAGCAAATGAAGTGGTCTTGTCGGGTTTCAAAACTCTTGCTGGTGCAGTAGTACAATTTCTCACCGCAATCGGCACAGCGAGCGAGACCGGAGAACATATTGGTTTTGCCTGTTTTGGTAGGTCTGCGTTTGTTCTTGCGAAGTTCCTGCACACGGTCAAAGGTATTTTGTCAATAATTGCTTCGTGGGTGTTCTCGAAAATCTTCCATTGGTTGGGAGGGGTTTCGAGTTTCTTTTTGCTCTTGTACGATAACCTGCGAGTTTTGAAATTAACTGTGTGTCCAAGGTATTCCTGCTTCTCCAGTATGCCTGAAACAGTGTCAGGCACCCAACCATACGGGTCATCGGGTGTTTTGGCGGGAGCATTGCGGCCTAACTTCATCCAATGAACAGTAGGACATTCTACCTTTGCGTCCTTCAGCTTCTTAGCAATCTGAGATGGGCCATAGCCCTCCATGCACCATGCGAAAATCTGACGGACAACGGCTGCGGCTTCATCATCCACAATCCAATGCTTCTTTGGATTGTCGGGGTCTTTCATGTAGCCGTAGGGCGGGTTGGTGGTCAGATACTCGCCAGCTTCGCCGTTTTGCCTCATAACGGCACGGACTTTCTTACTGCTGTCCTTGACGTAAAATTCGTTGATGATATTCAAAAACGGCGTAAAATCGTTGTCCTGCTGATTGGCGCTGTCCACACCGCTGTTTACGGCGATGAAACGGACATTGTGTTCGGGGAAAAGCATCTCGGTATAGATGCCAACCTCCAGATAGTTTCTACCGATACGGCTCATATCTTTGGCGAGGATGATACCAACTTTATCATTCTCCACCAGTTCGATCATGCGTTGCCAATCGGGTCTATTAAAGTTTGCACCGGAGTACCCGTCATCCACAAAAAACTGGATATTTTTGAAACCTTGTTCTTTAGCGTACCTATTGAGAATCGCCTTTTGATTGACAATGCTGTTGCTATCGCCTGTCAGTTCATCGTCACGACTTAATCTACAGTAGATAGCGGTAATTTTGTCAGACTGCCTATTTATATCTTGTTCCTCCTTAATCGGCGGGCAGTCTGCCAATACAGGATTGCTTGTATATATCATATCACACATTTGTGAATAAATCTACCATTTCGTTATAGTGTTTTTCTTAGTTTTCGTTGTCTTTAACCATGTGGTCGAGCAGCTTTGCGGGCAAACTACGATTTCCGTCATAGCTTCCATTAAAGCGATAAGTGGTTTGACCGGAATGGATGGTTACAGTGATCTTCGGCAACTCTGCTGCACAGTAATTGTGGGCAACAATATTGCCGTTTTCATTGATAGTGTAATTTTTATTGTTCTGCTCATTCATAAAAATTGTCCTTTCTACTTGGTGGTATCCAGTTCCCAAATTGGGAACTGGACGGATGGGAATGGATTCGAATGGAATGATTATCGCTCCTGTTCTTTCTTGTGTTCAATTTTTCTGCCAAGGGTCTGCTCCAGATTGTGCCGAATGGTATCGAGCCGCTGTGCTTCTTCCTTGGCAATCTGATATTGGTTGTAAAGCTCGTTTTTCTCCTTGATGAGCTGCTCCACTTCCGTCTGCAACGCCTTGTAGCTTGGCAGTTTCTTCAATCCCTTAGAATCAAAATAGCGTTTAGCGGCGTTCAGAATGATGAAGTCGCTATCATGCTCATCACGATATTTCTGTCGGGCTTTTTCGTTTTTGCAGGCTTTCAATTCGTCGATTACATATCGGGTCTTGTGATAGTTCAGAATATTATTCCGGAACTCTTTCTTTTCTGAGATTGCAGCTTCTACGGTTTTCATTTCGATGCGAATATCACTTAGCTTCTCATGGGCGGCATCACAGGCGGCAGCTAATGCTTCTGGAGATTCGAATCCCATTTCCTGATACAGAAGATAGGTGCGGCTTGCATTTTTGAGATTGTGCTTCTTTGCCCAATGCTCGTACCCTTTGCCCTTTTCCTTTGCGGCAGTTACATCCACCATACGGCTGACGGTGTTCTGCTGATTAACACGGTCTTGGATGGTCGGTGCGGAATGGACGGGTGCAGCTTTCGCCCTCACTTGTTTTGCGTTTCTGACAAAGACAGCGAATACAACAGCTTTATCAAAATCATTGCCCAGCTTTCGTGCCGTGATGGGTTTGGTGCGGTCGGGTGTGAGATAGGACAAACGCCCTCGGCTTTCTTTGACAGCGATACCACGGCGGAGAAGTTTTTCTGCAAAGTCATCAAAGCTAATTGCTTCTGAAAGTGCCATACGGATTTCTTCACGGAGCTTGTCTTTATCGGTTTCAAACTTGGTCTGCTTAATGGGCAAGCCCTGTTCTGCAAGAACAGCGTTTTCTTCATCCAGCGCAATCTGTCCTTTCTTCTTCGCCCAATACTCATGCTCGGTGATATGAGTTCGGCTCCCATTCAGCAGATCAATCTGATACAGACCCGCATCGTGGCACATTTCCATGACTTCGGAACAAAAGTATTCCATAGCTACGTTGGTGCATCGGTGCTTCATGTCCGGTTGAGTATGGCACGGTCTGTCCATATATGGCATGAACGGAACTTCCATAATTCGCAGAGAGTTGATAACGATGTGTACATGAACATTGCCACTGCCGTTATGTCCGTCGGGATGAGTGCAAACGATAGCTTGATGTCCGGGAAAATGCCTTTTGCAGTATTCCTCGCCTAACTGCTGCGCCCGGTCAACGGTCAATCCGTGGTCGGGAACATCCTTGGGGTCAAAGCTGATGATATAGTGATGGCTTTTAATATCTTCCCGTTTTTGATTTTTGCTGTAGCGGAGATTGGCACGGAGACAGGCAATCGCAAAATCTTCGTCACCGCAGTTCAGCGTAGAAATGCAATAATTCTGTCTTGGAACAAGTCTGCCGTTTTCGTCCAGGGTGGGCTTCATGGTGAACTCGTCGTGTTCAAAAGTGAGGTAGGCTTCGGCGGCAGAATAGTCGGCATTTTTAGAGCTTATATGCTTGAACGTTGCCAACAGCATCACCTACCTTTTTCATCACTTCCAATTTCAGAGTGGCGAGATCAGCGGCAGAATCTTGCAATTCCTTCGCCATGGTAGGATAGGGACTGTGCCATTCATTGAGGTGTCGGGCAATCTGATTGAGGTTGTTGCCGATTCTTCCGTACTCAGCGATTAGCTTGCCGACAGCAGCCAGCAGATCATCACTGACCAATGTTGCCACAATGGTCGGTTTGATGGTTGCGCCGAAGCTTGCTTCACGAATAAACTCCGATTGGGTCATGTCGTAAATCTCCAATCGGCGGAGAAAGTCGGCATGTTCTTCATCGTCCAGGCGGGTTTTTACGATATGGGTTCGTTTCGGTGTATTGTAGTTTTTTGTCATTCGGTTCCTCCTTCATTTGTGAAAATGGTGGTCGGCGTATGCCGTCGCTTCCGCTTTGCGGAATAGAGCAGGGTTTGGGGAAGGCACTCCCCAACAAGATTCCATGATGGGGAAAATGAGTGATAGGCGAAATTTGGAGCCATGGTAGAATCTTGCTCTTCACTACCCAGCCTTTTCGTGTTCGTCGATTTTTCAAGTTCACGCATTTGGCGCTGAACAGTATTTTGAAAAAATGACAAAGCAAAAAGAGCCGATTACACAAAACATCAGAAATCGGAGGGAGCATGGCTCTCGCTTCAAAGTGATGTTCTATGTAATCGGCTCTGAAAAATCAAAGTCGGGTTCTGCTTCGTACAGCTCCTGCCAACAGAACCAATGGCGTGGTGGAGCAGTTCGGCACTTCCGGTGTACCGATACCGTGTCGGATAAAACCGACTCTTATAAAATATGTTTGAACATTTTAATATTCAGTTTTGTGTGGATAAACTTTCTATAATATTATTATACAAACAGCGACCTCAGTTGTCAAGATTTGAACAGGAAATACTTGCCATTGCAGTTGTATCTTTTTTATGAACAGGGGCGGCAGCACTTTTTGCTGTTGCCCCTTGATTGCCTTACAGCAGAGACGGGCGAACTTGTCAACGGTGGGCGAAGCCCGTTCATCTCGACCGTTGACATGGACGGTCGGCTCTGCTACTCGATGCAGAAAAATTCTCTCCCTATAAGGTAAGATAAATTACGCAAATTGAAAAAGCAAGGCACCAACCGTAAAAGTTAGTGCCTTGCTGCTGGATTATTCTCGAACAGTAGCTCTTGTTTCTTGCATAGAGAGTAACGACGATTTGATTTTATCAAAATAATCATCAATGCCGAAACTTTTCAGAACTGTATGCTCAAACTCCAAACGAATGTCATCCGACAATTCTTCAGAAACCCTCATGATTTGCCTGGATTTTAACTTCTCAAATGCCGCAATAATTTTTGTTCTGTCATTTTGGGAAACCAGTTTTGGATTAAGCATATAACAATTTGCAATGCTGTCCTTGTTCACATCCAAAACACCGAGTCCTCGCCCAAAGCCAGAAGCTTCTATATAGAACATTGTGAACATCGAATTAAGCAACGCATGATTGAGTTCCTCATCCGAATAACTCGCTTTATGGGTTAATCCAATGAGCCTCTGATTCACGAATGACGGAGTTTCAAATTTTGCAAAGAAAAGACGCTGATCCGGATTCATCATCGTGAAGACCTCAGCAATTTCGTTGTCTTGCAACTCGTACCATTCCATACCAGTTCTTTTAAGAACTGTTGGCAGTGGCTTTCCAACACCATTTCTTTGGTCAACAAATTTTGTTATCCACTCCAGTGCACCAATATGACCTTGCTTTTCCAAATCCGCTGTTGATACACCACAGCAGAAAGCATCTCTGTCCGCTGTTGCAGTAAGTCGATTTACATTTCGGGCGTTTATAAGAACCTTTTTCAGATATTGCTTTTCAATCCTATGTTCGCCCGCTTGCGGATAAAACAGCGCATCCCAACCTCTACGATTACCTCTAAAAACATGGTAAACCTCGTTGATCGGAATAATTTTATCTTTTACATTTAGCAGCCAATCAATATCGTGGAACAGAGCATTGTAACATACGTTCAGTTCTAACAGGTCATCAATCTGGCTCTGTGCATACTTCGACAGTCTTGATACGGTTTTATCCAGCTCTGTTCCCAACAATGCCGAGTTAACCAAAATGTTCTCATTATCACTATCTGTAGTCAGCTGTTCCAAGGTCTGTTTCCACAGCCAAAAATCAGTAGTAGCTTTTTGGCTGGAACCTTTCTTTTCCAACACAATGATGGTTGTCACTACATCGGCATTTTTGAACCAGCGCCCTTTACCACTAAGGTGTACTTGTTTTAAATAATACTTCTGTCTTAATACCTCGATAAGTTTGGTGCCTGCGTTTGTACCGAGCCAAGAGTTGGAAACAATGATTCCGAGTGTTCCACCGGGCTTTATTACATCGGCAATCTTCGTTGCAATATAGCAATACAAATCTGATCTGCCATCTAATTCAGAAGCCAACGGCATTTTAGAAATTTCATCCTTGTCGTCATCAGGAATAATCTCAAATGGGACGAAAGGAAGGTTGGATACCACCGTACCAAACGCAGGCAGAGACAGATGCATTTCTTCACCTGTTTCCGGATTGACTATGGAAATATCATCTCCAATAGTCAAAGATAATGCATTGTGCTGGAACAAACGATTTGCCAGATTGATAGTATCGGAGTCTGTCATACTAATATTGGCAACCTGCAGCGGATATTTGTACTTATCGCACGCCCATACAGATTCAACTGCGTCTTTAGGTGATAATTGTGTCCTTTTGATTTCAATGGCTGCTTTGGGGATTGTTCCTGTACCACAACAACAATCCAGTATTGTATCGGTCCAATCTTTTACAGATAGACGAACCAATAGTTTTGCTAATTCCGGAGGCGTTGTGTACTGTCCGTTAATTGCTCTTTTACTGGTAGCAACAGAACCCTCCAAAATGTTCTGTAACGCTTCTTGATTGAGATTCTCAATTCCATTGCTCTTCAAGAAATTTGAATACTCAGCAAAATCTTGCCATGTCAGTTCTGGCAAAATGTCATTATATCTTACTGCGGAAAAAACATTATAAAAGTCGCATTTGGCAGTAATCTTCTGGAAAATCTGATTTGCTTCGCTTGGGGTAGTATCATAGTCAAGTTCATTGATTACAAGTGCACCATTCTGCCTATTCTTTATAATATGAGCAAAAATAATTCTGTTTGCCCAATTAAGAATTATTGTCTTAGCATAGGCTTTATACTTATCAGTTTCATCATGTTCATATTCAGATTTTACACCAAGCCACCAATTGTCGATATAGGCTGCCATTACAGCATCTCGGAAAGCAGCTGTCTTTAATTTTTCTGCAATAATTTCTTTATTTCGCTGAATGAGTGTTGTTATGGTGCTTTCAGAAATAATGTCACCAAGCGTAGCGTTGCGGAAATCTCCAGATACAAAATAACTGTTGACGTCAAGGACTATTTCTTCTAAAAGTTTTTCCCAATCTGTGCGATAGGTTTCCACATCCGCCCTTGTGCGAATATGGCTCGTTGCATCCCATTGCTTAAGTTTTGAGAAAGTATTTTTCTCTCCTCTGATATAGAGAACTGCGTATGTAAAATTCCAAATCAAGCAACTATTTAAATTTAGCGCTATAGCCTTTTGCTGTGCATCTTTAATAAAGGTTTCGTCCTCAATCGGGACATCCGGCATTTTGAGTTCCCAACCTTGTAAAATAATACTTTGCTCCTTGTTGCCATAGAGAACAACATCTGGAAACATTGTATTTCCTCGACCTGTTGAAATTGTACTTTCTCCACCGGCACGTTTAATAATTAAGTCATTTGCCGTTGCGATTGCATTAATCTTAGAGATAAGATCTATTGCCCAACTACGTTCATTTCTGCGAATAATTGTTGCCACAATGATACCTACCTTTCTGTGAAATCCTTTATAAGATTAGTCACGGCAATGTGTTGACGTGTCTTTTTGTCCAAACTTTCCCACGCCAAGAACAAACGCCTTTTTGCCACATCTATATAGTTAATAGCATCTTTTTTAAACAAAGCTACATCTTCATTTTTTCTATACCAATAAAATTACGCCCTTCCATAAGAGCTGCAACTAAAAATGATCCGCTACCAAAAGTGTTATCAAGAATCACATCGCCTGGATTGGTGTATGTACGAATGAAATATCGACCTAATTCAATAGGCTTTTGGGTAGGATGAACGACCTCGCCTTCACATTCAGCAGTCTTAATATAAACGATATCGGTCGGGTAGCGTTCCCCATCACTTGCAACATGGACTGGTTGGAAATCTCCATAGCTCCCGCTTAACTGGTTTTTTCTCACGCCTTTATCATAAGGTTCGCCCTTGGTCATTTGTGGATGGTACGTTGGTTGTTTTTTATAGAATACGCATACATCCTCATGTTTTCTCAACGGTTGCTTCTTAACATTAAGGAAATTAGTCGGTTTAGACTTTTCCCAGATCCATTTATACTTATAATACTTTGGCTGGCTGAGAATGAGTTTTGCGGTAAATAGACCTTGTGATGTAAGTACAATGGCACCATTAGGCTTAATAATTCGTAAATATTGTTCCCATAGCAAATCAAGGGGAATATAGCTATCCCATTTGTTCTGTGTCATTCCATATGGAAGATCGCAAAGGATCATGTCGACAGAAGCGTCAGGAATACGTTTCATGCACTCAAGACAATCTTCTTCAAAAAGGGTATTGACCATAGGATAAAGTGGAGAGTTAATATCAATCATGTTTTTCTTCCTCCTCTCCAATTGAATTGAATTCCAAAATATCATCGACTCCACAGTGGAGGGTTTTGCAAATCTTCTCAATGCTATCGAGAGAAATATAATTATCACGCTTGATACGGGTAATGATATTGGCACTAAATCCTGCTTTCTCCATTAGCTCGGCATTAGTCATACCCTTATCAATCAATAAGTGAAATAATTTTTTATAGGTTACAGCCATAGCGAATCCCTCCTTACATTAATAAATATTATATCACGAAAGTGTGAATTTTTCAATAGGTTTGCATGAATTTGTTTTTTCGTCCACTCTGAAAGAAAAAGAGGGACTTGTGCCACCTTGAACACAAGATCCTCTGCGGTATCAGTTATAACTCAATTCGTGTTTCACAATTTCTTCTGCACGGTTGCGGATACTGTTCATAGCTCCAACCCATGCCATTTGGTCAGTTGCCTTCATGTTCTCTGTCACACCCTCAGCAGCTTTCATCTGCTCGATGATAAGTTCAAGACGGTTCTGTGCCTGCTCGTTCAAATCAGCCAGATACGTCCACAGTTCACCGCTAAGGCACAAATCATTGAAGCGTATGGGATTATGTTCCTTGATGTAATCCCTGTGCATACGTCCCCAACAACCAATAGGTCTGTTTTCCTCTGGTAAGCGAATATTTGGAATATAGTAATCACCGCAACGAATATAAGTAAGTTCCTGCATTGTTTGTTCCTCCAATCATAGTATGAAAATTCTTTAAAGACAGAAAAAGGCGATACCTGGTTGTGAAAACCAAGTATCACCAATTTTTCTTGTCGCACCCTGTACGGCAGCTACCCTATGCCAGTAATGTTCTCATACTGTCTTATTGATAGCCACCCTTTGCGGCCTGTTTTTTCACCCGGCGGTGCCGGAAGCGCAAAAATAAAATTAATAGGTAAACAACTGAGCCCAGTACGGCGTGCCGCCTACCACGGAGTAGCCGACGCCGATGGTGGTGAAGTTCTTGCTCATGATATTCGCGCGGTGTCCGGACGAGTTCATCCACGCGGTGACGACCGCCTGCGGCGTACTCTGGCCGTAGGCGATGTTTTCACCCGCGCCGCGGTAGGAAACGCCGGCCTCGGTCAGCGCAGTCGAAAAAGAGGAGCCGTTGGGACGGGTGTGCGAGAAGGACTGCGCGGATTCCTGTGCGCGCACCTGCGCCGCCTGCTGCACGCGGGCGTCGATCGTCAGGGGAGACAGGCCCTCCTTGGCGCGTTCCGCATTTACCAGCGCGACGACCTGGGAGGCGAAGCTGCCCTGGGAGGAGCCGGTATCGCCGTCCGGCGTCTGCTCCGGCTTGTTGTCAGGCTTTACGACCGGACAGTTGACCTGCTGGCCGCAGAACGAAATATCAAAGCGGTCGCACAACCGCTGGAGCAGCTGGCGCTGGGACTGGGAAGCGAATATGGTGGGGTTGTAGAATTTGCTCATATCGAGATTGGCCGCGCCGGCCGCAGCGGTAGTCGAAATGGTCAGCGCTAACGCCAACGGTACGATTTTCTTGAACTGCATATTTGGATACCTCCTTGGTTTTCGTAGAGTAAACTGGATTGTTTTACTCTCTGGGGCAAAGTATAGCGCATTTTGTAACCGTTTTGCAATGGAAATAGCTGCCGCCCACGGATATATACAGCAGAATCCGGCCGGAAAAGGAATTTTCCGGCCGGATTTCCCGTATTTTATGGGAGTTTTTCAATTTCATAGAGGTTGTTGAGCACCAGCCAAAGCTGGGGAAAGTACCGCATGATATTCCAGATGCTGATGCCGTGCAGCTGGTATTCGCCGGCCAGCGCAAGCTTGGTGCGGATCGAACGGGCGTCCTCGAACCAGACCTCGTGCTCGGCACGGTCGCGCCAGTAATTATAATGCGGCGACTGGGCGGTTTCGTCGAATTGGATGGGCGCGCCGACTTGGATCGCCTGCTCGACCGCCTGAACATTGCCGAGGCTCCGTGCGCGCGTCTGTCCTTTTATATAGGGGAGAGACCAGTCGTAACCATAATTTGGAATGCCCATAAAGATTTTCGCGGGCGGGATGACCGAGGTGGCGAACCGGACGACTGGCTCTATCTTGTTGATGGGGGCGACCGCCATAGGCTCGGAAAGGGCGTATCCCCATTCATAAGTTTATTTATGATACATATAAAGCTTATTCGAATTTTCGAGATATCTCGACATAAATTGTGGAATCACCCAAGCTACGCTCGGGGGGCATTTTTCAGATAGACGATACGGCTAATAACCGTGCGGAGCAGGTCGTTTTTTTCCTGTGCGGACTGAGCGGTGGGGTATGCCTCCAGGACGTGCTGCAATTTGGGAAGCATGGAGGGGGAGGCTCGGCGTTCGCGGTCGATGCACAGTGCGCGTTCACTGGCCTTGGCCAGCGCCCGATCCAGCTCGGTGAGCTGGGCATTGATCTGGTTGCGCCGCGAAACAAAATATTCCGGCGTGTAGATTTCCTGTTCCACCAGCTCGGCGGCTCGGTCGAGCTGCGTGCGCAGTTTGCGTTGGGCTGTGTGGATGCTACGGATTTCGTCTTGAGCCTGCGCGGCTCGGTCGTCCAGTTCGCGCCCGACGCTGTTCTGCTGGTCGGTGTCTACCTCGTACTCGGCCAGCCAGAGCCGGAGGGCGTGCAATACGGCATCTTCAACGTCTGCACAGAACGAACTGACGTTGTCACATGCTGCCCAGCGGCAGTCCAAACGGCCGGTGCAGGGCGGGGCAGCCGCCGCTGCGCCATAGGTAATCACATGACCGCATTTTCCGCAGTACAGCAGCCCGACAAACGGGTTTTTGATCTCATGCCCTTTCTTCAGGGGCAGCCCTGGTGTGCTGTCCAGCAGATGTTGTACGGCGTCAAAGTCTGCCTCGCTGACCAGCGCAGGGTGCATCCCCTTGACTTTGACATAATCCGCGACATAGCGGCGCGGCTTGGTGAGTACGCCAGACCGCACGACCGGCTGCGCCGCTTTATGGCCCCATGTAACAAAGCCCGCATACAGGCAGTTGCGCAGCACGTTGCGGACCGACTGCGCGCTCCATGCGATTCCCGCGCTGGTGCGTTCGCCACGGGCATTCAGCCGACGGGCAATCATATAGCAGCCCACGCCCTGCAGACGCAGGTTGAAGACCTCGCGGACGATGGCGGCCTGCGGCGGGTTTAGTTTGAGCGTGTAGCCCTTGCCGTTTGGCACCTTGACGCGAAAGTAGCCATAAGGGTCTGTTTTGCCCATGTACTTGCCCTCTTTGACCGAGGCAATGCGTCCGGCCACCATGCGGCGCTTGATCGTCTTATACTCGCGGCGGGACATGAACAGTCCGAACTCGAAATATTCCTCGTCGAACTCGTTTGCCGGATCGTAGGTTTTGGCGGGGGTGATAATCTTGGTGCCGGAGTATTTGAACGCCTGCGAGACAATGCCCTGGTCGATGCTGTCGCCGCGGGCGAGACGCTCAACTTCCATGACCAGCACGCCCTCCCACTGTCCAGCCTCGACCTCGGAGAGCAGACGCTGCATCTGTGGACGGGCGGCAATGGTTTCACCGGAGACGATTTCCTCATATATTGCGCCGATCTCCAATCCCATAGGCCGCGCCAGCGCGAGCAGGGCGGTACGGTGGCGGGCAAGCGTTTCGCCCTCGCCGCGGGCTTCAGCTTCCATGTCCATGCGTGATTTGCGCAGATAGATTAAATATGCCATAGAATCACCTGATTTCAGTATATGGAAAACGGAAAATAAAAAGAAAAGAAACATTTGTTCGGTTTAGATGGTTAAAAAACAGCAGACCACGACGGAACAGTGTTCGGTTATGGTCTGCATGGGGTTACTGCGCTTTTTTTAGTTCGGCCATATCGCGGGACAGCGAGCGGACGACGGTTTTGAGCAGGTCGACTTCTTCCTCCAGCGCTTCCACGCGGGACTTCGGCGCGAGGGCTTCCATCAGCGCTTTCTGTCCCTCGGCCAGCGCGTCAAGGCGGGGGACGATGGTGTTTTCCAGTGTGATCTCAGTCTTAGTTTGCCGCTCGTCGAGCTGGTCCATACGGCGGTCGAGCCTGTCAAGCATTTCGCCGTGCTTTTCGAGCAATGTCTCGGTGCGTGCCTGACGCGCGTCAAGCTGATCCACGCGGTTGTCGAGCTTTTCGAGCAGGGATAAAATCTTTTCTTCGTTGGTCATGGGGAGGCCTCCTTGGTGGTGTTCGGTTGTGGTCTGCGAAAATTAATACAGAGAGCCATCGTATGCAAACGCGGTTATAGTAGATGCCGAATAATCCGGTTCAGGTGATGCGCTCATACAGGTCTGCTCAAACCCTTTCTTCTCACCTGATGCGAGCGAGTCAATAATCGTGAAGCCCACAGCCTGTAACGTACCGTCAGGATCGCATATCGGAGCAACAACATAAATATTGCTCAAATCTGATGTCCCGACATTTTCTATTCGTCCCAAAAACTTGGGGTACCCGTATTGCGTGCCGAGACTGAGTTCGGTTATTTCAACAGAAAGAGGCGTTGTATCGGGACGGGATTCCACGTTATAATGCAAAAGAGCGGCTCCGATTTGATCGGCAGTGATGCTTTCGTCCAGACCATTAATTACATCGCTGCATATATAGGCACTTTCACCGACTTGGACGACCCGCGGATATACACTGAAAAAATCCGTAGAGGTAAGAAGTGTCCCATCAGGTTTCTCAATATCTATTGAAGTGTCAGTAATGGCTACAGCTGTATCAGATGTGTTTTCTAATCTGGCAAGGTATGTTGCACAGGTATCCCCCAGTGCGTTTTGATAAACGTGCATGTCCTCAAAGGTTATTTCGATCGAAGGCGTCTGTGGTACGTCCAACACTTCTTGCCCAAGATCATTAGAGCCGCTACTACTGACAGGCTGTTTTGAGTTGGTACAGGCGCAAAGCACCAAGGCAACTATCAGCGAGAATAGGAGTGGAATCTTTCTCATATTTCAGTAATCTCCTTGTAATGTCCAAATTGAACACCTAAAATTTGTGAAAAAATACAATATATTGAAATCCCTCTTGCAATCGAACAAGATACGGTGTATTATTTCAAATGCAAACACTTGTTCGGTTTTTGGGGAGGGCGACTGATGAAAGAATATAACGAGCTGCTTATTCTGGCGGGGCAATCCGAATTTCCCGCGGCATTTATTTCTGCGGTTTGGGCTTATGCGCAGTCGCTGCAAGACCTCGACCAAATTCAAGAACCCGTTGCCGATCCTCTGGCGAAAGGGTTTCCATAACCTCCCGAAGTGCTTGTGCTTCGGGTAAAGCGTTCACTTCTTTGGGAGTGAGCGCTTTTTTGTGCTGCCTAACAACTCATCGACCGATGTTCCCAAAATATCAGCAATTTGAAGAAGTGTTTCGTTATCAGGCTGACTGGCTCCGGCTTCCCACATTGTCACAGTGGTACGTGAAACCCCCAGCATATTAGCAATTTTTGCCTGTGTTAAGTTCTTTTCTGTTCGTAGTTCTTTAAGCCGCATAGCATCACCCCCCTATCAAATCAATTATATGTCATTTTCTTTGACGTTGCAAATAAATAAAAAAATATAAGTCAAAGTTATTGACATTCAGAAAGAAAAGTTGTAATCTATAGTCAAGAAATTTGACATAGGGAGGTGAAAACATGAGAGGACTAAAAAGTAGGCGTGAAGCAAAAGGGCTAACCCAAGCTCAATTTGCTGATTCGATTGGTGTTGCGCGTGCAACAGTCGCAATGTGGGAAACGGAAAAAACATACCCACGGGCTGACTTGCTTCCTCAAATTGCACAACTCCTCGGCTGCACCATCGACGACCTGTACGCGGACGAACCGGAAAAGGAGGCGGGGTAAATGCGACGAATCAACGAACTGGAGGAGCGTGTAAGCAAGCTTGAGTACGGAAATATTCTAACACCCCCACACAAAATGGAGTATTATTACAGGCCGTTGCTATCTGACACGCAGAAGAAACAACTTATCGACGAATTACATCAATTTGCCATCGAAACGATGAAAAACCGAGAACCGCAGTCTTTAGCGGTCCTGCCTGATATCCTCGCATATCTGCTGGAAAAGAAAGGATAGGAATTATGAGTGCAATGAAAGAATACGCGCTGGGCGTTTGCTACGCGCATCCCAAGGAAATGTACGACCTTTATGACCTGCTGTGCGGCTGGGAAATCGCAGAGAGAGCAGTCGAGATGGAGATAGTCGAACGGTTTGGCGGGGACACATATCCCTCGAAAGATATGTTTGAAATCATGCAGGGAATAGCCGATATTCTTGAGAATATACCTGATGAAGAAGCGCTGGTTATGTTGAAAATGGTGTCTTTGATCACGGATAAACCAGATCTCATGGAGAAGGAACTCTCTTTCTGGAGAGGCAGGTGCGCGGCATGAAACTGGAGCTATCCCACGCAGAACGCAATACGCTGCTGGACGCGGCAGGGCGCGACAAGATAGCATCTGCTGCGGGCGCGTTGCTGGAGCAGGCGAGAACCGCGGGGCTGACGCACCTGCAGACGATCGCGCTGGTGGACTATATCCGTCTCTGGCTGGAAACGCCGCCCGACTTCGGCGGTTTTGAAAATAAGGCGGGGTGACTTTATGCCTTGCATTATACCACGAAAAGGAGGGAAGCACCACGATGCAAAACTACCAGAATATTTACCAAACTGCCCGTGAGGGTGCGGGTTTGACGCAGGAAGCCGCAGCGGAGCGGTTAGGCTGGTCGGTGCGCTGCCTACAGGACATTGAGCAGGCCAGTCGTGAGCCGTCGCCGGAAAAGGCGGCGCAGATGGCGGCGGCCTACCGCGCGCCCTGGCTGCGGGGGTACTATTGCAACCGCTGCCCGCTGGGCTGCGTATGGCACAGGCCGGAAAGCAACGTTGAGCTGCAGCAGCTTGCGCTGGAGGTAGGGCTGGAGGCCGAGGACTACGAGCAGGAGCGGCGCGACGCGCATGATCTGGCGCGGATCGCGTTGGACCGGAAAATCGATGATGCGGAATACCCACGCTATCAGGCGATACAGCGGCGCATGCTGCGCCGTGCGTATCTGGCAGAGATGGCCTCAATAGCGGGGGAAACGCAGGTGGAAAGATGAACAAGCTCAGCGGAATACAATACAGCGAGGAGGTGTGCCTATGGAAAGCAAAAACCGCAGGCTGGTTATGGAGCAGGCGTTCACGCTCGCCAGCGGCCGCAAGGCAGTGTGCCGGATCTATGACGACGAGAATACGGTACCCAAGTCCAACGCAGAAGAACACCAGAGGTGTGTTGACCGCATGAAAGAGGTAGCTGCGAACATATTTATGCGGGCTGAATTGGCAAAGCAGCAAAAGGAAAGCGCCCAGGGCGGCGGCAACCGCGACTGAGCGCAAAGAAATAAAAGCTACTTACAGGATAAAACAAAAACCCTGCGCTGTCAAGAGGCGGCGCAGGGGAAACGGAGGAATAAACGATGGTTACAAATTGGCTGTTGATGATGCTGGGGATAGGGTGCCTGTATCTGGCGCTCGGGATTTGTATGGACCGGCTGCTCGGCCGTGCGCTGGAGAGGAGGGGGCGGCGGTGAAAGTCACCGAGGCCCTGCTGGCCGAACGACTGACAGCGCGGCGCGCTGTGCAAGCGGCGGCTCCCGCCTCTGTCCCGCACGGACGGGAGGGAAAAAGGGAGCGCTGGACGGCCGAGCAGACCGCGCGGCTGATTGAGCTATGGACAGAGGGGACCCGCGATTATGTGCAGCTTGCCGATGCAGTCGGTGCAACGGTCGAGCGTACCCGCCGCAAAATCGACAACCTGGTCGCGGCGGGCCGTCTGCCGCCGCGCGCGGGGGATAAGGACCGGAGCAGTCCGGCCCTGTCTCCGCATGCCTCCGAGGCCACAGCGGATAAAGCGGAGCCGCCTGCGTTGCCGGACGCAAATGCAGCGCTGGCCGAGCTGGAGGCTCTGCTTACGCGCGCCGCTGCGATCGTGCAGGCGCTGCGCGTGCTGACAGGGGGAGGGGGCGGTAAAGGATGACTTATCATTTCGACGGCCGGATCGCTGCCATGTATGGCGTGGATGAGGCGGTCTTTATCGCCATGCTTCAATTTTGGATCGCAAAAACGAAGCCAACGACCGCCATTTCCATGACGGCCGGTACTGGACATATAACAGCATCCGTGCAATGGAAAGGCTGTTTCCCTGGTGGAGCAAGCGGCAGATCGAGCGCATCGTCAAAAAACTGAAAGACGCCGGGGTCGTGCTGACGGCAAATTACAACCGAGACAGCCATGACCGGACGCTGTTTTATTCGCTCGATGAGAGTAAATTGCCCATTTCCCCGTTTTGTCGCGAGCTGTCCCCAAACGGTGACAGCACCCCGTCCCCAAACGGTGACGACTTGGCACCAAACGGTGAAATGTATAAGGAACAGTTAAATACACAGTTAAAAGAAGAAGAGGAAAAGCCGGACGGAAATATCAAACCGCTGGAACTGATGGAGCGGTATAACACGATCTGCACCGGTATGCCGCAGGCGGTCAAGCTGACGGAGAAACGGGCGAAAGCGGTGCGCCGTCTTTACGCAACCGGCTATACGTCCGAGCAGCTGATCGATGTATTTTACCGCGCGCAGGCAAGCAGCTTTTGCACGGGCAGCAACGACCGGGGCTGGCGGGCAGATTTCGACTGGCTCATGAGCGAAAATAACCTGGTCAAGGTGCTGGAGGGCAAGTACGGCGGCAGCGCCGCGCCTGCACCGCACCGTCAGAACGGAGGATACGAGCAATGGTAGAAAAGGCAACGCTGGACGCGGAATACAGCGTGATCGGCTGCCTGCTGGTGGACCCGTCGATCGTGGGCGAGCTGATCAGCCTGACACGGGCGGAGGATTTCAGCATCCCCGAGCTGCGCACGGTGTATCAGGCGGCGGTGCGGCTGTTTACGGCGGGACGGCCGGTGGACGCGGTAACCATTCGCGGCGTCTGCGGCGCGGAGTATAACAACCTGCTGCTGCAGTGCATGGATATCACGCCGACGGCGTTCGGCTGGAAAACGTATATAGCCGCTATGCAGGAGCAGACGCGGGTGCGGTGTCTGCGGGCGCTCGCAGAGCAGCTTGCAGAGGTGCGGACAAGCACGCAGCGCGCGAGCTGATCGGGCAGGCGGGCGAAATACTCAGCGAGAAAAACCGGACGCGGGTCGTGACGATGGACCAGGCGCTGCTGCAGTTTTTCACCGAGCAGGGGGAAAAGCGGAAATTTATCAGCTACGGGCTGGACAAGCTGGACCGGCGGCTGTACTCGGATCACGGGGATTTTGTGGTGCTGGCGGGGCGGCCCTCGGCAGGCAAAACCGCGCTGGCGCTGCAGATGGCGGCGCACATGGGGCAGCAGGAGCGGGTCGGCTTTTACAGTCTGGAGACCAGCCCCGCAAAGCTGACCAACCGCCTGGTGGCGAACCGCTGCATCATCGATTTCGCGCGCATTAACCGGCGCGAAATGACCGACGAGGAATGGCAGCGGGCGGCGACGTGGAAAAAGGAGGTCACTGCGACCGATCTGGAGCTGGTCCATGCGCCGGGCTGGGGCGTGCAGGATATCCTGACCACCGCGCTGGCGCGGCGGCAGCGGATCGTGTTCATCGACTACCTGCAGGAGCTGCGCGGGCGCGGGCGCGACCGGTTCGAGCAGGTGACCAATATTTCGCTCGACCTGCACACGATGGCGCAGGAGCACGGCATCCTGGTTGTGGCGCTCAGCCAGTTTTCCCGCGCCGCGGCCAGCCGCGCGGATGCCGCGCCCACGCTGACCGACCTGCGCGAATCCGGCCAGATCGAGCAGGACGCGGACGCAGTGCTGGCGCTGTATCTCGATCCGGACGAGGACGCGCCTGCGGACGACCGCAAACTGCGTGTGCTGAAAAACAAAGAGGGGCGGCTGGGCGAGTTTTCGCTGTCGTTTGACGGCCAGCACCAGCTTTTTGCCGAGTATATGGACGGGCAGCTCGCCGCCGCGCGCCATGTGGCGCGCGTGGAGAAAAGCCACCGCGGGCAGCAGGAAATAGAAAGCGCATAGGAAACGGAGGAGCAAAATGGGACGACTGACATGGAAAACCCCAGACGGGGTATGGGGCGTTAAGGGCGTGGAATGGGGCGAGGTGCCGCAGGCACTGTACGGCCCGCTGTGCAAGCTCAAGGACTACGAGGATGTATGCGATTCGCCGCGTGTGGCGGAATCGTATCTGGACGGCGATCTCGGGCCGGTGCAGTACAGGCTGATTGACAGGGAGCACAATGTTTACCAGTGCGGGGAATGCGGGCATATCGCGCGGTTTGAGGCGGACGGACCGCATGAAAACGGCTGGAACACCTGCCCGAGCTGCGCCCGCATGATCGCGGACGCGCCGGAGGAGGACGACGATGAACCTGCGTGAAGTAATCAAAATCCTGCGCTTTGAGCGCCGCCGCGTGCTGGCAATGAGCAGGGTATGCGAGCCGGAATTTGCAGGGGACTACCTGCGCACCGCCCGCGCGCTCGGTATCGCGGTCGAGGTGCTGGAGCGCGTGAGCGGTAAGCACCGAAGAAAGGATGATCGGAATGGGTAAGAAAGTTCGGATTTGTCTTGAAATACAGGGACTTTGCATGGATGAAAATGGAAAACCATGTCCCGCAGGCGTCTGCCTGACGCTGGACGATGAGGACGGTGAGGAAATGACCGGCGCGTCATACGAGAGCCTGCTGGAACAGGTAAAGATTGAGGAAGTCCTGGGGCTGACCTGTCTGGATAAGCTGTATAAACCGGCAGACTGCCGCCTGATCACACCGGACGAGTATGATCGAAAATATGGGGAGGATGGGGAAGCGTGAACACTATCTCTATTGTCAATCTGAAAGGCGGCGTCGGCAAGACCGTGACCGCCGTGAATCTGGCGGCGATCCTGGCGACCGAATACGGCGCGCGGGTGCTGCTGATCGACGCGGACCATCAGGGCAACGCGTCGAAATTTTACCGGATACCGGCCGAGCCAGGCAGCCTCGCGGACCTGTTTGAGGGCATGGCGGCCTGTTACACAGACCTGATCCAGCACACGATTTACCGTGGGCTGGATGTGATCCCCGCGGACATGTCGCTGGCGGCGCTCGACCTCGACGCAGCCTGCCGGACGACGTGCATGGCGGGACACCGCGCGAGCGTGCGCTGCGTGCGCTCACCGATCTGCGCGACGCGGTGATCGAGGACGACGCATATGATTATATCATTATAGACTGCCGCCCGCGTTCTCGCTCGCGTCCATCTCAGCGATCGCGGCGAGCACGGATATTGTGATCCCGCTCAAGCCGGGCGGCTTTGAGATCGACGGCATGGCCGAGCTGACGCGGCAGGTGGAAAGCGTGCGGCGCGTCAGCCCGTCGGTGCGGATCGCGGGCGTGCTGCTGACCATGTGGTACAACGATCCGGACATAATCGGGGTGGAGGACTGGCTGCGGAAAAACAGCGGACAGCGTGTGTTTAACAGCCATATCCGGCTGTCGCGGCCGGTAGATAAGTCGGTTTTGGGAGGCGAGCCGATCTGCCAATGGTCGCCCACCTCGGGCGCGGCACGGGATTACCGCGCATGGGTGCGGGAGTACCTGGGAGGTGTGGACGATGGCGAAACGGCTTGACGTAGGCGCGCTGCTGGGCGCGGCGGTGTCCGATTCGAACCCCATGCAGGTGCATGACATCCCGCTGGCCGCGATTGATGAGAATGAGGACAACCGCTACGACCAGCGGAACATCGACGAGCTGGCCGAGAGCATCCAGGTGGTCGGCCTGCAGCAGCCGCTGGTCGTGCAGGCAAATGGCGAGCGGTATCTGCTGATTGCAGGGCATCGCCGCCGGAATGCGCTGGCCCTGCTGGGCCGCAAAACCGCGCCCTGCATCGTGCTGGCCGCAGACCTCGACCCGTCGCGGCGCACGCTGATCCTGCACTGGACCAATACAATGGCGCGCGGCGGCGCGGGCCTGACCGGCAGCGAGGTCGCAGGCGCGGCAAGGGAGATCGAGGCGGCGCTGGTTGATCTCAAACAGCGCGGGGTGGTGGAACTGCCCGGCAAACTGCGGGAGTATGTCGCGGGCGTGCTGCAGGTGAGTGAGGCCGCGCTTGCGCGGGCAAAGGCGATTGATAACCACCTGACCAAGGCGTTCCGCGGCGATTATAAATGTCAGCGCATCAAAGATTCGGTTGCCTACGAGCTGAGCCAGTGCAGTGAGGAGCTGCAGCGCGAGCTGTACGACTTATATAAGGGCGATTTCTGGCAGTTGGATGCTAAGGACGTGAAAGCGCATAAAAAGGCTGCGGCTGCCGGATTCGCACCGCTGAAATGCCCAGAGGAAACGTATGGCGTGGAGCCATGCGTCGGTATAGATAAGCGCGCGGCGGCGGTGAAGCACGGGGTATGTCCTGGCTGCTGCCATGACTGTGATAAGGCAGACGGCTGCGAATGGGTGTGCGGCAGGGTGAGCAGGAAGAACCGCACCCGCGCCGAGGCCGAGGAGCAGGAAGCAAAGCGCAGAAAGGAAAACGACGATTTCGAGGCATCGACGCTTGGTAAGCTGCGCCGCCAGCTGCAAGAACGGCTGGCAGCATATGGCGTGCATAGTGCGCGCGACCTTTCGAATGTTGTGTTTTGCGATTGGATATGGACGGACAATCCGGCAGCATATTACAGCGATCTTTCCCTGTCGGATCTGCTCAAAATCACAGATCAGATTGGCATCGATCTGCAGGAGCTGCTGTTCGGCAATCCGGTGGGCGCGCCGTTGCGGGAGCTGGCGCAGGGGATAGAGCAGGCGGCCGCGACGCCGCAGGTCAATGTAAACAGCCATGTGTGCGTGACGGGGCTGAGCAGATACGGCATATGCGGAGCAGCGCAGTGCTGCAATGAGCCTTACGCGTGCTGCATCGCCTGTCCAAAGGATTGTAACGGCCGTTGTGGTTGGCTACCGAAAGCTACGCCGCAGCCCGCGCCGGTCTGGCACCCGTATCCGGCCGAGCAGCCGGACGAGGAGCAGGTGGTGCTTGTGCGCAAAAGCAACGGCTATTATTCAGCGCTCGTATACAGGGAGGGTGCGTGGTATCTCCCCGAAATACCGGATAGCCAGATGGATGTGCAGGTAGAGTGGTGGTCTGCCGCACTGCCGCCGAAAACAGGGAGGGGCTGAAAGATGGCAAGACCGATTGACGCATATACACTAAACAATGATCTCGTGTCCTGGTACAATGACACCGAAGATGAAAAGGAAAAATCTATCCTGCGGCGGGTGATGCAGAGAGTGGTTCAAGCGCCCACCCTCACCCCGCCGAACGAGTGGGTAAATCGAGCGAGAGAGCTTGATGAGCTTTACACAAAACTCCAGATCATAACAGGCTTTACAGTGGAGCAACTGATAGAAATATTCGCCGCCGGATACACGCTGGAAAAGCCGGATTACTCAAAATCATTTGAAGAGATAGCGAGTTTGGCCGAAACCACCCCGCCGAACGAGCCGTTGACGTGCGAGGGATGCTATTACATCAAAAATGACGACTATTCGCCGTGCGCATGGTGCATTCGGTCGAAAGAAAACGAAGATTACTACCGCTGCCCGCCGGAGGGAGAGGTGGACACATGATGGACATTTCTGGCACTGGAATAAAACATATCACCATGTTTGACCGGCAGTACACGCCGGAAAAGCAGGCGGAGGGACTGGCAATCTCACAAGCTATTGTATACGGGCATTGTGATAAGTGTGGTTTCCTTTCTCAGTGTTCTACACAGGGGGAGGCATTCCAGTTTCCTGTGTTTGCGTGGTGTATGCGACGCAAGGTGGAAATCCTTGCAGATATGCAAAAGGAGGACACCTGATGGACATTGAGAAACTGGACATAAACGCAGTATGCTTTGGCATCCTCTGTAATTTTACCCCTGTATGCGGAGAAGAACGGGCAAAAGAAGCGGTTGAGCTTGTCCGCAAACTCCAAGCCGAAAACGAGAAGCTGCGGGCTGAGTTGCAAAAATCAGAGCATGACAACGTGAATCTGACTGGAGAACTGGCAAAAGTAGCTGCCGAGCTGGATGATTTGCGCACACAGTGGGATATGTACGGCGGGGACGTGGGAATTACTGCCGTATACAAGGAACTGGAGCAGGTGAAACGGACCCTCGCTATGATGTGGTTTGCATACGTCAACAGCGATAAGGAAGACCCGCACAATTACGAGACAGAAGCCTTGGAAGAAGCAGAACGCCTATTGGGGCCGTGGAAAGAGTGTATGCCGAAGTATTTAAAGCGCGGCCAGGAGGAGTAACATGGAAAAGTTGACGGAGAAATTAAGGTATATACTGGAAGATTGTATTGATTGTATCAGCCCTATCCAACAAGAGGTGATAAACAAAGCTGTTGACCGCCTCGCCGCCTACGAGGACACGGGGTTGGAGCCGGAGGACATCAAACGGGCATTTAATGAAGCTGCTGTTTTAAAACTGGCCGGACAAGCCCTTGGTATAACACCTGACCGCCTCCGCGAACTGGCACAGGCAGACAGACTTCTTGGAAAAAAGTGTATGAGCCAAACAAGCGGGGGGTTGTTTCCACATACGAGGTTATTTCAGTCCACATTTCTTATTGCTCTGTCTTGGTAGGGTGGAATTTGATTGATGGAATTTATTCCAATCTGAATGGATTTGAAATTTCCGCACTGGGAAAATCCGTCTTTCTCACCCGCGCAGAGGCCGAGACCGCACTACGGAGGGAGCAGGATGGCTGATATTATGATGTTTGTAGCTTCCGTTGAGTGGATAGTCTTGGGTATTCTTACCTTTTGGAAGCTTAGGGGATGGAACAAAAAATGGATGAACTGTACGAGGATATGAAGAAACAGTGGGAGGAGCAGGAATGAAGGAGTACATCGAGAGGGCGGCTGCAATAAACGCTATCAGGCAATATCAATATCCTTATGGTGTTGAATTTCTTCTTGCCAATCTCCCCACCGCCGACGTTGCGGAGGTGAGGCACGGGAGATGGATTTGGAATCCCCATCATTGTAAATGGGAGTGCCCTGACTGCGGTGGAATGGAGGGAGAATGCGAACCCCCTATTTGCAAGTGGTGTGGTGCTCGCATGGACAAGGAGGACAACAATGACTCTGACAGAGATGTTTAATATCTGCGATACCTGTGTCTATGCTCCGTGTCTTTGCGGGAACGAGCCTGAAAATTGTGTAGATTACATACAGCGGAACGGAGCGAAGGTGGACAAGGAGGACGAGCAGGATGCTAACTGACTTCGGGCGCAAGGCGCGCGCATACCGCCTCCGGCACGACATGCTGCTGTATGATATGGCGCTGATTATGCGCCTCGGCACGGCGCAGCTCAGCGGCTATGAGTGCGGGCGGGCAGAACCGCCTGCGGATGTAGTGGCATCGCTGGACACGCTTATCAGGGTAGAAAATAACCTGCCTGTACCGGAGCCGACAGAGGAGCAGCGAGACGCATTATCAGAATTTTGGAGGACAACAAAACATGGCTGAGTACATCGAAAGAGCGGCTGCGCTGGATGTGGTCAAGCGAACCAGCGGGGATTATGTTGCGGCATGGTCAGAGATTGCACACATGCCCGCCGCCGACGTTGCGGAGGTGAGGCGCGGGACAAAACAATGCCTCCCGCAATGGCGCGGCCCAAAGGAGGGAAAGGAGAATGCCTGATGACCAGAACGAGAAAAAAGTGAAACTGGAAAAATGCTCTAAACCCGAATTGATTTGGGTGATACGGAGAATGTGCCAGTATGCGCTCTCAGAGCGGGAGCTGCGGCTTGCACTGAACGACCTCGAATATAAACGCGAAAGTGACCGGATCGAAAAGGCAAACGCACTGCTGGCCGAGCAGCGCGTCGCGACCGAACAGTATATTGATCTGCTACGACGCTATGAGGGGAAAGCAATTAAAGATATCCCACCCAAAACGCTGGAGCAGGCTGATGCAGCGCTTTCCAGAGCGCGTGCTGCTGATCGGGTGTGGCGTAAACTGATGGGGGTTAAAAGCGATGAATAAAGACCTGGACTGCTGCACGCATTACAACCGGCAGGGCTATTATACCGGCTATGTGATGCTGCCCGTTTTCCGCGTCCGCATCTGCCGGAACTGCGGCGAGGTGCATGCCGAGTGGAGCAGGGCGGCAAACCTCCTGTTTGTGGGACTGTTCCGCTGGTTTTGGAGTGGCAAAGTGCATATTTTGGGACGTTGGTCAGACGATGAATTGTAAAAAAGAGCATTAAAAGATTGACAAACCCGAAATTTGCGGATATTCTGAAAAATCATAAAAACGAGGGGTGGGAGGCTGCGGCCTCCCTGAACCCGTTTTAGTGTCCGATTTGAACACGGAGGGCAAATGAAACGACGCAAAACAACGCGCGCGGGTCGGCTGGTGTGGGACATCGCCTACACAGTGCCGCGGCCGAACGCCAGCAAAGAGGAGCGCAAGCGTATCCGCGAGGTGACGGCGGAGCAGATCGCGCGCACCAACTGCAATAACGCCCAGCGTAAATTGGAAATGCTGATGGCTGCCAATTTCGAGCCGGAGGACCTGATGATCACCGCGACATACCGTGACGCGGATCTGCCAGAGAGCGCAGAGGTCACGCGGCGACGGCTCGGCAAGGTGTTTGCGCAGCTCCGTGCCTACCGGAAAGCGCGCGGCCTGCCGGACCTGAAATATATCTATGTGCTGGAGGGGCGGCACGGGGACCACCGGCCGCACGCACATATTATCCTGAATGCGGTCGGCGGCGACCTCGAACTGTTTAAGTCGCTCTGGATATGGGGAGACGACGTCCAACTGAGTTACATCCGCGAACGCGGGTACGATGGCTGGGCGGGCTACCTCACCAAGGAGCGGCGGGAGGCCAGCCTCAATGGCAAAAAGCAGTTCGTCGGCTCGCGGGGCCTCGAGCAGCCGGTCACCACTTATGAATGGGTGGACGACGGCGCAAGCGTGGATGCGCCGCCTGGCGCGCAGGTGCTGGACGAGGGCGGCGGCCGGAATGAGACGGCGAGCTGCCGGTACATTAAATACCTGCTCCCAAGGCGGGAGCCGAAACCATATAAACAACGCGCACGCACGCGCGTTGTTGCTGGCTTGGAATGCCCATTAACATCTCACACAGGCATGGAGAAAAAGCCGCGACCACCTCGACAAACCCGAAAAACAGCGTATAATAGGAGATAAAGAGTTGCCATGATCAAAAACGGATGGTACTGCTGCCCGTATTGCGGCAAGAAACTGTTTCCGGTTGAGCCGGACACTACAGCGCACAATTTGCCGCACAAGTGCAGGGCATGTAAGCACGAGCTGAAAGTAAATATCCCACCAGAGCCAAGAGCCTTTGAGCCAAGCGCCGATTGACCAAACCCCAAGCGAGGGGGGCGGTCGGTCGGCGCTTTTTATTTGCCCGAAAGGAGGAGCGGCGTGAAAACCATAGCCGAAATGATACCGGAATACGAAGCCAACCTGGACGCGCTGCGGGCGCGGCGGCTGGAACTTCTGGAGCAGCGCAGGGTGGAGCCGCACTTTGAACTGCGCTACCGGCTCACCGGCCGCATCGTGGCGATCAACCAGATCATCGCCAGCACCACGGCGGCGCTGGCGGCCATGATGGACTATGGCAAGTAAGCCGCTGCGTCCCTGCCTGCACCCAGGCTGCACGGCGCTGGTGCGCAGCGGCTACTGCGAGCGGCACCGGCCGCCACGCGTGGAGCGGCGCAGCGAGGACAGCCGCCGCTGGCGGCGCTGGTACAGCCTGCCGGTCTGGACTGATGACCTGCGGCCGGAGCAGCTTGCCCGCGAGCCGTTCTGCCGAGAGTGCGCTGCTCACGGCCTGCGGGTGTACGCCACCGACGTGGACCATGTCGTGCCGCACGATGGCGACTGGTCGAAGTTTATCGACCCAGAGAACCTGCAAAGCCTTTGTCACTCGTGCCACGGCCGCAAAACCGCCGCCGAAAGCAGGGCAAAGGCGCGCGGCAAACGCCGCTGATCAGCCGGACGCTCGGACAGGCGCGGCGCGGGCCTGACGCGCCCGAACCCTGGCGGGAAATCCGTGGATTTCCCGTACATCCCCCCACCCTGGAAAAGTTTCGGGGCGGGGGTGCGTAAGACCGCAGGCCCCCCTCCGCGTGGGATTTTCTCCCCACGGCGGGAAAACGATGGTCAACTGTGTCCCTATAGCGGGAGGAAACGAGGTGAATCGAATGGAAACGACAACAAAACTGGAGCTGCTCGACCCCGCGGCGCTGATCCCGTCCGCGGCAAACCCGCGGGTGCATAGCCAGCGTCAGATCCGCGAGCTGCGCGCCAGCCTGCGCGAGTACGGCGTGGTGTCGCCGGTGCTGGTGGATCAGGAGCGGAACATCATCGCGGGGCATGCGGTGGTGGAGGCGGCGCTCGCGGAGTGCGTGCCTGCCGTGCCGTGCGTGTATGTGGAGCATCTGACGCCTACCCAGCGTAAGGCCTACATGATCGCATCAAACCGCCTTGCTGAGAAATCCCATTGGGACGACGGCCTGCTGGACGCCTGCCTGCAGGAGCTGTTCGACGCGGGCTTTGACCTGCGGCTGACGGGCTTCGGGGAGTACCGGCTGTCCGACGCGCTGGCGCGGGACGCCGCGCCCGACCTGCCCGACGGGGGTCAAGAAATTGACCAGTGCAGGAGGGGCGACCTGTGGGAGCTGGGGAGCCACCGCCTGCTGTGCGGCGACGCGACCAGACCGGAGGACATGCGGCGGCTGATGCGGGACGAGCGGGCGTGGCTGCTGCTGACCGACCCGCCATATAACGTGGACTACCACGGCGGCACGGCCGAGCATCTGACGATCGCAAACGACAACCTGCCCGCGGACCGTTTCCAGGCGTTCCTCACCGACGCGCTGACGGCGGCACGCGGGGCGCTGATGCCCGGCGCGGCGTTTTACATCTGGTACGGCGCGTCCAGCACGATGCAGTTCCTTGCGGCCTGCCAGGCGGCAAAGCTGCCCGTCCACGCTTACCTTGTATGGGTCAAAAACCAGTTTGTGCTGGGGCGGCAGGACTACAACTGGCAGCACGAGCCGTGCCTTGTGGGCGGGCTTGCGCCTGCGGATTACGACGGGTGCCTGTACGGCTGGGACGCGCGGGCGGGCCACCGCTGGTTCGGCGGGGACGGGCAGGGTACGGTGTATTTCTGCGACAAGCCGCAGGAGAGCGCGGAGCATCCGACGATGAAGCCGGTGGAGCTGTTCGCGCGGCAGATACGGAACAGTACGAAAAAGGGCGAGCTTGTGCTGGACCCGTTCTGCGGCTCGGGTACAGCGGTGCTTGCCGCCGAGACCTATGGCCGCAGGTGCAGGGCGATGGAGCTGTCCCCGCATAACTGCGATGTGATCATCCGGCGGTGGGAGGAAATGACCGGCCGCAAGGCCGTGCTACTGGAGGGAGGTGCGGCCGATGGCGGGACCGAGACAGCCGACTGACCTGCTCGTCCTGAACGGCCGCAAGCACCTGACCAAAGCCGAGGCCGAGGCGCGGCGCGCGGCCGAGGTGAAAGCGCCGCCGCCCAAAAGCAAGCGGGTGAAGCCTCCGGCCTACCTGCCGGAGAGCCTGCACAAAAAGTTCCGCACGCTGGCAAAGCAGCTCATCGAGATCGGCATTTTAGCGGAGATCGATTACGACTGCCTGGCGCGCTACCTGCTGGCAGAGCAGGCGTACCTGGCGGTCACCGAGCAGGTCAACCGCGCGATCGCGAATCAGGCGATCTCGCTGCTGGAGGACCTGTCCAAAACGCAGACGCGGTATTTCAACCAGTGCGACCGCGCGGCGGCCGCGCTGGGCCTGACGATCTCCAGTCGGTGCCGTCTGGTGGTGCCGAAGCCGCCCGAGGACGAGGCGGCGGGCGACCCGATAACATCTGTTCTGGGCAGGGAAAGGCGGCGCAGGGCATGAAAAACGGAATCATGTGCAGCCTGCTTTGCCCAATGATCAACAAGTACGGCTTTTGCGAGAGCGCGCTGCGCCGCGTCGAGCGGGTGCAGGAGTGCCCGCATGATAAACTGCGGGCGGTGTCCAAATTGAACACGGGAGGGGAAAATCATGGTACTCGAAATTGATTATGAGCCGAAGGTGCGTCCTCTCAGGATTGGTGTCTACACGGATAGTCTGCCCGACACAAAAAGAAACTTTAACGAGTTGTGCCGGCGGTCTGGTGCGGAGATCGCTATGGAAACACTGAATTGGATACTGTTAAGAGATGAGACGAAATTCATCTTTCTTACGAGGAGAACCCCGTCCTACTATCTTAAGGGTCGGCTTTTTGACCAGTGGATGATCGACAGCAATTATCTGTCAGGCGCGGTGCCGTACTGCATATGGGACGAGATGGTCTGGTCGTTGCGATTCTCCAGTGTACCGGAGGATTATCGAATCCGTTACACCAAGGTGTAATTCTTAATCTTTCCGGCGCTGTGACGGGCGGCGAGAGCTGCCTGGAATGTGCTATGGCGGCAGGCGGTGTTCCGACCACCGCCCGTCCGTCACAGCGCCGGAGCAGAGAGGAGGTGCGCCGGATGTTTGACGCCGAGGCGGCGTCGTTTGTATGTGATTTTATCGAGTGTTTGACCTGCTCGAACGGCGCGCGTTCCGGCTCATGGACTGGCAGCGCGACGCTGTCACCGAGTTCTACGGCCAGCTGATCGAGGCCGAGGGCGTCGGGGCGGACCCCGCCGGACTGTACATCCGGCGGTACCAGTACCTCTATCTGGAGATCGCCAAGAAAAACGGCAAGTCCGAGCTTGCCGCCGCGCTGGGCGTGTACCACCTGTACGCGGACGGGGAAATCAACGGCGAGGTGTATGTCGTCGCGGCGGACCGCGATAACGCGGGCATCGTGTACGCGGCCGCGAAATGGATGGTGGAGCATTCGCCCGCGCTGAAAAAGCGCAGCCGTATTGTGGACAGCACCAAGACCATCTACGACACGGTGAGCGGCTCCAAGCTCAAGGTTTTGTCCTCGGAGGCATACAGCAAGCACGGCTACAAGCGTCCTGCGTCATTTTCGACGAGCTGCACGCGCAGCCGAACCGCGACCTGTGGGACGTTATGACGTTCGGCGCAGGCGACGCGCGCGAGCAGCCTGTGTGGATCGTGCTGACGACGGCGGGCGACGATCCGGACCGGAAGAGCATCGGCTGGGAGGTCCACGAAAAGGCGCTGTCCATCCTGCGGTGCCGCGAGGGGCGCGCCCGCGAGGGCGATATGGACGACCCGCGCTGGCTGCCGATCGTGTACGGCCTTGGCCTGATTGAGGACGAGGACGAGCTGAAGAATATCAACATCTACGACGAGGCATTGTGGCGGCGCTGCAACCCCTCGATCGGCAGGACGGTGAAGCTCAGTACCATCCGCGCGGAGGCGCAGGAGGCCAAGCGCAGCGAGGCGGCGGAGCGGCTGTTCCGCTGGCTGCGGCTCAACCAGTGGATTGCCACGCATACGGTGGGCTGGATACCGGTCACGATCTACGACAAGACGCAATGGAACCCCGAGGGGTGCGCGCACTGGCGCGACGCGGTGAAGCTGCTGCGCGGTAAGCGCTGCTTCGGCGGCGGGGACCTTTCCAAGAGTACGGACCTTACCGCGTTTACGCTGCTGTTCCCGCCCCAGGAGGGGCTGGACAAGTGGGTGGCGCTGTTCACAGGCTGGATACCGCTGGACGACATCGAGGCGCGCGAGCGCGCGGACCACGCGCCCTACCGCGACTGGATACGGGCGGGCTTTCTCCGCGGCTGCGAGGGCGACGTGATTGATTACGAGGACGTGCTGCAGACCATTTTGCAGGCGGCGGAGGACTACGACCTGCGGCTGGTCGGGTTTGACCCCTACCTGTCCGCGACGCTGACGCAGCGCATCGCGGCAGAGCTGCAGGGCGCGGGCAGGCCGACGCAGGTAGTGGAGATACCGCAGGGCATCCGCTCGATCTCGCCGCCAATGAAAGAGATGGAGACGCTCATCCGCACGCACGAGATGCTGCACGTCCACAACACGGCCGCGCGGCAGTGCTTTGCAAACGTACAATGCGTGACGGACGACAACGAAAACATCAAGCCGACCAAGAAGCGCAGCCGCGGGCGCATCGACATTACCGTGAGCTGGATTATCGCGTTTGCGGCGAGCAAGCTGGCCGCGGGTCCCAGCATCAACGAAAAAGTACAAGCGGAGGATTGGAGCCTATGCTGAAAAAGATAAAAACCACGCTCTGGCTGTATCTGGACGACCTGCTGCTGATCGCGGGCGGGGCCTGCCTGTCCCGCGCGGCCGCGCTGGTCCATCCGGCGCTGGGCTGGGGCGCGGCGGGCGCGTTCCTGGTCTGGTACGGCCTGCTGGTCGCCCGTGCGGACGCGGGGAGGTGGCGTAAATGATCGCAAGCAAAGCGGCCGCGCAGTCGGTCAGCTATGAGGCGGTGGACTACGACGAGTTCCTGCAGCGCATCGCGCGCGTGTTCTCACTGGATAACGACGCGGGCGAGATCGCGGTGTCAAACGCGGAGCGGCTCTCGCCGGTGGCGGCGGCGCACCGTATCCTGACCAACTCCATGAGCCTGCTGCCAATCGCGCTGCGGCGCAGGGCGGGCGGCGAGCGGCAGGAGCTGACCACGCGCCCCGACCTCGATTATGTGCTGCACAGCCGCATGAACGAAGCGATGAGCCCCGCGATGGGCAAAAAATCATGATGAGCCAGGCGTTTTGGCACGGCCTGGGCGCGGCGTACATCGAGCGGGACGCGGTCGGCCGCGTGAAAGAGCTGATCCCGCTGCAGACGGCGGGCTATCAGTACCTGAAAGACCGTGAGACCGGCCAGAGCTGGTATGCGTTCACAGTGGACGATATGGTGCGCAAGTTCCAGCCTGGGGACCTGCTGCTGTGCTTCTTCGAGAGCTACGACGGGAAATGGGGGCGCGGCGTGCTCGACCTCGCCCGCGAGACTGTGGCCACCGACCGCGCGGCGCAGAAATACCTGCGCAAGTTCTACGCGGGCGGCGGGCGGCTGAGCGGCATTATCGAGATCGACACGGACGCGGACCGGAACACGCGCGCCAAGGTGCGCGACGCTTTCAACGAGTACGCTTCGAGCATGGACAACGCCTACAAGGTCGCGGTGTTGGACAAGGGGATGAAGTTCACCTCGCTCGGCGTCACGCAGTCTGAAATGCAGTTTATCGAAAGCCGCAGCTTCTCGGTGGAGGAGATCGCACGGTTTACCGGCATCCCCGAGTTTATGCTGCAGAGCGGCAAGCAGAGCTACAACAGTAACGAGCAGCAGCAGCTCGTGTTCGTAACCAACGCGCTCGTACCCCATGTGACCATGTGGGAACAGGAATGGGCGTACAAGCTGTACACGGACGCGGAGCTGCGGGACGGCTGCTACATGCGCTTCAACGTGTCCGCGCTCATGCGCGGGGACGACGCGACGCGCAGCAAATTTTATCAGACGATGGTGTACAGCGGCATCCTGAACCCTGACGAGTGCCGTGCGATGGAGGAGCGCAACGCGATCCCCGGCGGCGCGGGGCAGCGGTTCTTTATCACGAAAAACCTGGACACCATCGACCATATTGTACAGGGGGAGGTGAAATAGTGAGGACACAGATGAACGGCTATGTCGTGTCGGACGACGACGCGGAGCTGTACCGGTATTTCGGCTTCAGCGTGGTGTCGCCGCGCGACGTGCGGCAGGCCATCGCGGATAATCCCGAGGGCGAGCCGCTGACGCTGGAGGTCAACTCGGGCGGCGGCAGCATGTTCGCGGGGTATGAGATTTACACCATCCTCAAGGCTGCAAACATCCCGACCGAGGTGGAAATCCAGTCGCTGGCCGGTTCGGCCATGAGTGTGGCCGCGATCGGCGCGGACGTGGTGCGCGCCTCGCCGGTGGCGCAGTTTATGATCCACCTGCCGAGCCTGCGCACCGAGGGAGACAGCGTGGAGCACAAGCGCAGCCTGCAGGCGCTAAGCTCGTTTAAGGCGAGCGTACTCAACGCCTACGAGCTAAAATGCGCGGGCAAAAAGACGCGCGGCGAGCTGGACGCCATGCTGCGCGCCGAGACGTGGATGCCCGTGCAGGACGCGATGGCGGCGGGCTTTGTAGACAGCGTGCTGTACGACGAGGACGGCGTGATCGCCAGCCAGGCGGTGATGTGCGCGCAGAGCGGCATCCGCGCGCTGGCGACCGCGGGCGGCCTGCCCGATGCGGCCGAGCTGAGGGCGCGCAAGGCCGAGATGGACAAGGGCGGCAGCCCGCCCACGCAGGAGCCGGAGGGCGATAAAAATGCGCTCGCGCTGGCAAAGGCACGGCTCGAGCTGCTTAAAAATATGTGACGGGGCGGCAGCCCCAGAGAGGAGAACAATATGGATTACAGCAGGAAAATTGCCGAGCTCAAGGCAAATAAGGGCGCGCTTGTGACGCAGGCGAACGCCGCGGCGGATGCAGGCGAGCTGGACAAGCTGACCCAGCTCAATGTGCAGATTGCCGATATCAACAACCAGATCAAGGCCGTGGAGGAGCTGCGCGCGGCTTCGGGCGGGCAGGCCGAGCCGGAGGGCAGCGGCAAGCCCGCGCCGGAGGACAGGGGCAAGGACCGCCCGTTCGCTTCGCTGGGAGAGCAGCTGCGCGCGGTGATGCTGGCGGCCAAGGGTACGCCGGACAACCGTCTCGGGGCGGTAAACGCGGCGCAGGGGATCAATACCGGCAGCGGCACGGACGGCGCGTTCGCCATCCAGGAGGATTTCGCGGGCGTAATCCTGGAGACCGCCGCGACCTCGGGCGATATCCTGTCCCGCGTGGACAGCTACACGTCTGGCGCGGCGTCCAACGCGGTGCGCTTTATGACCTGCGACGAGACCGACGTTTCCGAGAGCGTGTACGGCGGCGTGCAGGCGTACTGGGCGAGCGAGGCCGCGACCGTCGCCGCCAGCCGGCCGAAGTTCTACGAGACCAAGATCGACCTGGACAAGCTGATGGCGTTTATCTACATCACCGAGGAGGCGATGGAGGACATGCCGTTTATGTCCGGCCTGCTCAATAACGCGATGGCGACCGCCGCCAACCGTCTGCTGGAGGGCGCGTGCATCGACGGCGACGGCGTGGGCAAGCCGCTGGGCATCCTGCACGCACCCAGCCTGGTCACGGTGGAAAAGGAGAGCGGCCAGACCGAAATGCTGACGTTTAAGAACATCGCGCGCATGTACGGCCGCATCCTGCCGCGCTGCAAGACGGGCGCGGTTTGGGTGATGCATCCGGACATGGCCGAGGAGCTGCCGTTCCTGACGCTGCCGGTAGGCACGGGCGGCGTGCCGGTGTACCTGCCGCCCACGGGCGCGACCGGCGCGCCCTACGCGACGCTGTACGGCAAGCCGATCATCGAAACCGACCATATGGCCGAGGTCGGCAAGGCGGGCGATATCGGCCTGTTCGATCTGAAACAGTACATGCTGCTGCGCAAGGGGACGGTAAAGCAGGATATGTCCATCCACGTTGAGTTCCTGACCGCGCAGAACTGCTTCCGGCTGCAGTTGCGCGCGGGCGGCGCGCCCAAGGGCAAAAAAGCGGTAAAGCTCAAAAATTCCAAGGTGCTGCGCTCGCCGTTCGTGGTGCTGGGCGCGCGCTCGTAAGGGAGGTATTACGCTATGCTGAACAACCAGAGAATAACGGAAGCCATGCTGTCCGCGCCCGCGTCGCTCGCGGGCGACGGCAGCGTAACGTCCGCCTGGGCGGACATGAACAACCGCTATGATTACACGTTTCTCGTGGCGGTGGGCGCGATGGCGGCCAGCAAGGGCGTGAAGCTCGAGCTGCTCGGCTCGAACGATTCGGGCGGCAGCGGCGCGGAGACCATCAGGGAGCTTTCCCACACGGCGGACAGCGGCGGCGAGACCGGCCGCCTGTTCGCGGTGCGCGGCAGGGTGACGCCGGACTGGCGCTATCTGGCGGTGAAGCTCACCAATCTGGACGACACCACTGCGACGGTGGCGGCGGTCATGCTGGTGTCCGACACGCTCTATGTGCCGGACGACGGCGGAGTGACCGTCCTGCAGGTATGACCGCCGCGGGACGGGCGGCTGAGGCGGACGAGCGCCTCGCCGCCTGCAAAAAATACATGAAGGTGGACTATGACGAGGACGACGAGCTGATCGCCGGTCTGATGCAGGCGAACGACGCCTATCTGAGCGGCGCGGGCGTGCGGCGGGAGATAAATCCCGCCCAGCACGACCTGATCGTGCAGGCCATGACCTTGCAGATGTACGACGCGCGCGGCGCGGACACGCCCCAGCAGGCGCTGGAAACCGTGCCGCCCGTGGTGCGGCAGATGCTTAACCAGCTCAAATTACGATGTAATTATGGAGGTGCGGACGATGGCGGTACAGGCGGGTGAAATGCGGGAGCGCGTGACCATCCTGACGCTGGCAGAAAGGCCGGACGGCACAGGCTGGGAATGGCAGGCGGGAAAGACCACCTGGGCCAAGGTCGAAAAGACCGGTAAGCGCAGCCTGTTCTCCACCGTGGGCGCGAGCCGCGAGGAGTGGTGCGCCACGATGCGCACCCAGCCCCTGACGCTGCATCAGGCGCTGCGCTGGCGCGGGCATTTCCTTTTCCTTGCTGATTTGACCTTTCCGGACCGCCTGCACATGGAGGCGGCCGCCGTGATGGTTGAGCCGGTTATCTGCTCGGTGCGGCGGACAAAAATCGAGAAGAACGCGCTGAACAATCCGACGCTGGCGGTTGACCGCATATTGTCGTTCCCTGCCTGCGTGACCGAGAAATACGAGGGCTTTAACCAGGGAGAAACCCACGACGCCACTACGCTGACCTATGTTGCGATCTGCCCCAAGGCGGTTACGCTGCGGGCGGGCGAGATTGTGACCATCGGTGGCTACAAGTTCCGTGTGCAAACCCAACACGAGCTGTCCGAGTACAAAAACGAGTACGAGATCACACGGGAGGCGGATACCTGATGCAAGAGGCACTTGTATGGCTAAACAGGTTTGCAGCAGGCTGCAATGCCGAGGTCCGACGCAAACGCGCCGATCAGCGCGCCATCCATGAGCGTCTGGGCGCGCGGATGCAGACCGGTGTACGCGGACAGATACGAGGCCGTATTAACGACGCGCACGGCCATGTAGCAGGGTGGCAGGAGCGGTATATCGGTTCAGGCGGTGGATATGCCGCTGTCCGAGTGGCCGATTCCTCCAGTGGACCGAACAGCCCTGGCGCGATTACAAATTATCTTGAAAACGGCCACGCACGGCGTAGACCGGGCGGCAATGCAAAACGCTACCAGCCTCGCATTAAGGTGGTATATATCAGTGGCCGCGGATTTTATAACGCGGTACGCCCCTCGCTCGCGCGGATGCTGCAGGACGAGGTGGACCGTTGGGGAATGGACGTCGCCGCCAGACTGGGAGGGAAATAAATGCTGAAAGTGAAAGAGATCATGGACGGGGTAAACGCGGTGGTGGTGCGGCTGTATCCAGACCGCACCGTTTACACCGATGTACTCCCCGAGAAATTCGAGCGGCCGAGCTTTTTCCTGCGGCCGGAGGGGAGGAAGATCACCTCGCGCACGTCGTGCATAGTCGCGGTGGAGCAGATGATCACCATACAATGCATCGACGAGGTGGGCGACCGCTACGAGACGGAAACCGCCCGCCTGTATGATGTGACAGAAACGCTGTCCGCCGCCTTTCTGCAGCGCGGCGCGCTCATCTGCGGCGACCGCTGGCTGACCGCCGATCGCATTGATATTTCACGTTCGCTCGACGTGGCGGACGTAACCATCACCGTAACCTATGAGGACAACCGCCCGGCCGCGCCGGTGACGCAGCCGGTGGTCGAGAGCGTGGGCGCGGAAACAACACCAAAGGAGGAGTAACGATATGGGCTTGCCCTCTATTGATATTACATTCAAAACAGCCGCGCAGGTGACGATCGCAATGGGCGACAAGGGATATGTCGGCCTGATCGTGCGCGACACCAAGCAGGCGGGCGCGCATTACCTGACGCGGGCATCCAAAATCCCCGCCGAGCTGACCGCGGATAACAAGGCATACATCGAGCGCGCGTTCGCGGGCTATGTCAACCCGCCCAAGGGCGTGTATGTGTATGTGACGGACGAGGAGGACGTAAACCTTGCGGAAGCGCTGGCGTATTTCGCCACGCAGGAAGTGGATTATCTGTGCGGCCCGCCTGATATCGAGGAGGCGGAGGCGCAGGCGGTTGAAAGCTGGCTTAAGGAGCGAAGGGAAGCGCACAGCCATATCAAGGCTGTACTGCCCAAACTGGTCGCGGACTACGATCCGGTGATCGATTTCGACGCGGACGGTATGACAGACGGAACGACCAGCTATACCGCAGCGCAGTATTGCTCGCGCATGGCCGGCATTTTCGCGGGTACGCCGTGGACGATGAGCGCGACCTATGCGCCGCTGCCCGAGTTGACCGACGTGACGCGGCTGGACAAGGAAACCGCAGACGCCGCGATCGACGCAGGCAAACTGATCCTCATTCACGACGGGCGGCAGGTCAAAATCGGCCGCGCGGTCAATTCGCTGACGACCACGACTGCCGAGCACGGCCCGATCTTCCAGAAGATTAAGGCGCTGGAGGTCGTCGACCGCGTGGACGCGGATTTCCGCGCCACCATCGAGGACACGTTCATCGGTAAATACGCGAACACCTACGACAACCGCATGCTGCTGGTAACGGCAGGCCGCAATTACCTGTACCAGTTAGAGGAGGCGGGTATTTTGCTGGCTGGCGGCTCTACGCTGGACATCGACGTGGAGGCGGTGCGCGATTACCTGGGCGATAAGGCGGACGACATGGACGACGATGAACTGCGCCATGCGGACACCGGCTCGCAGGTGTTCCTGACCGGTGCGTTCACGATCGTGGACGCGATCGAGGATGTTACCATTAAGATCGCGGTATAAAGGAGGACGGGATAAATGAGCACAAGCATGGATTCGGCCGCGCGCGTCATGTCCGGCACGCACGGCGAGGCATGGATGGACGACGAGCTGTGCGGCGAGACGCTGGGCCTGCAGGCCAAGGTGGCGGGAAACAAAGAGGATGTACCCATGTGCGGGCAGTTTATGGTGGACACCAAACTGATGAGCGCCAAGGGTACCGGCTCGATCCGCTTCCATAAGGTTAACAGCCGTATGGCAATTAAAATGAGCGACAACCTCAAGGCGGGCAGGGACACGCGCGTCAAGCTGATCTCCAAGCTGGACGATCCAGACGCTTACGGCGCGGAGCGCGTGGTGATCTACGACGCCTCGTTCGACGACCTGACGCTGGCGGACTGGGAGGCCGCGGCCAAGGGCAGATCGAATGCCCGTTTACATTCACGCGCTGGGAGTTCCTGGACCTGGTCCAGCCGAGATAAGGAGGGAAACACAATGGCAGAGAAAAAGCAGAACTACGAACCGACCACAGTGGAGCGTCTGCTGGGCGCATGCAAACGCGAGCCGCAGGAGCAGCTGCTCCTCTTCAAAAGCTGGACGGACGAGACCGGCGCGCCGGTCGTGTTCCGTATCCGTGAGCTGAGCTATGACGAGGTGCGCGAGATACAGCAGATGCATGCTGGCAGAGATATCGCTGCGGCGGTTATCACAGCGGGTGTGGTTGAACCCAATCTGCGCGACGCGAGCCTGCAGAAAGCATGCGGTGCAGCGACGCCATATGAGGTTGTACACAAAATGCTTCGTGCAGGCGAGATTGAGGATCTGCAGGCCGCGATCGAGAAGCTGTCCGGATATCGCGCCTCTACATTGGAGATTCTGGCGGATATCGAAAAAACTGAGAGAGGATGACGAGACGTATGTGATGTACCTGCTGTTCCGGCATCATCACGTCTTGCCATCCGATTACCTGAAACTGCCGCCCGGCGAGCGGCTTGTGCTGCAGGCTTTTGTGCTGGCCGAGTGCCTGCCGAAAGTACTGGAGGGCATCCGCTGGAGGGCGGAGAGCGAACGTATGCGGCGGGAGGAGGAAAGGTATGCCTGACGTATCCATTGCGCTCAATGCCAGGGATAATTACACGACGACGCTGAAAAAGATTGCGCAGGAGACGCAGATCGGGGTAAAGGATATTGAAGCCCTGCAGAAAAGCCTGACCAAACTGAACAATACGAGGACCAACCTTAAGCTTGACCTGTCTAAAGCGAAACGAGAGCTGAAAGAGGCGGAGGAACGCTTTCGGGAAACTGGGGATGCTGCTGATGAGCTGGCGTTAAAGGACAAGCAATTTACGTTGGACAACCTGACCAGCCAGCTTAAGGCGGTATCTGCCAGTGCCAATGCCGCGGAAAAGAATATGAGGACGCTTGCCGGTACAAACAGCAAACTGTCGAATCGGGGCGGCAGCGGCGGGCAGACAAAATCCATCCTGAAGGGCCTTGCGGGGGCCGGTATCGGGCAAATGCTCAGCCAGAGCCTGTCCGGCGCGGCCAATACACTGATTGGCTCTTATTTTGGAGATGAGGCGGGAAGCGCGGTGTCCTCTGTGCTGGGGAACGCGCTATCCGGCGCAGCGATTGGCTCAATGCTCGGACCGGCTGGCACAGCGATTGGTGCGGGAATCGGTGCGATTACAGGCGGCATCACTGCCGCAACAGAAACCTATGCCAAGCGCGACGAAGCGTTTAAGGCTTATGTGCAGGGGCAGGTGGAGGATGTCTTTTCCAGGCGGGAGGAGGACCTGTCCAGCGGCTCCAGCCTAGCCGCGCAGCGTGAAACCGACCTGATTTCATTTTCGACACTGTTCGGGGACGAGGGGACGGCGCGGAGCTATCTGGAGCAGGTAAAAACCATGGCGAATGCGACGCCGTTTCTGTATAGCGATCTCACTGCCATGAGTAAGACGCTTAAGGCTTATGGTTATGCGGCAAACGAAATGATTCCGGCGATGACCTCGATTGGTGACGCAGGTGCGGCGCTCGGCATGACTACTATGGATATGAATAATATAGCGACCGCGCTTGGACGCATGCGATCGAGCGACAAGACGACGCTGGAGGATCTGGACATACTGCAGGATCGAGGCATCGATGCGGTCGGCGCGCTGGCCAGCGCCAAGGGCGTAAGTAAAGGTACCGCCTACTCGATGATCTCAGACGGCGACATAGCCGGTACGGAGGCGGTACAGATCATCCAGAACTATATGGACAAAATGTACCAGGGTTCGATGGAACAGCAAAGCAAGACTTTTTCCGGCCTGCAGTCTACGCTGGAGGGCTATAATCAGGAGCTGCAGAACGCGATGGGCGAGGGCTATAACGAAGGGAAAAAGCTCGGTATGTCAGACCAGATCGACTGGCTCGGCGGTGAGGCAGGGCAGAAAATGCAGGAGGTCTACAGCCAGATGGGGACGCTCCAGAGTGATCTGGAAAATATGCAGCAGGAAATGTACCGCGATATTGTCAATGGAATGTTTTCAGGCGATATCTCTGCGGACATGGACGAGCAGATCGCCGCACAGGTGCAGAGTATGCACGAACGGTATCAGGAAGCCATGAGTACGATTGACAGCGGTACAGCAACGGATGACGAGAAGATCGCCGCCCGCGCCGAGCTGGGCGCGCTCATGGGTGAAGCTCAGGCAATGGCTGAGAGCGAGTATTACAACTCCGAAGCGGTTGGTATCCTGACTGACGCCAATATCTCGATGGCGTCCAATATTCAGGCAGCGGCGGGTAGCGCGTTTGAAAATGCGGGCTATGCGCTGGGGCAGCGGCTCACGCGAGGCCTAATCTCCGGCTACACCCCGCCTGCTATAAGCGTGCCAACCTCGACCTATCTGACGGGGAGCGTTTCATCCGGCGGGGGTGGACGGGCGTCGACTTATCTGACAGGCGGGCCGAGCGCAATCGGCGTTGACCGCGTGCCGCGCGACAATATGCTGTACCTGCTCCATGAGGGCGAGCGGGTGTTGCCCGCGCGGGAGGCGCGGGCGCAGGACCGGCAGGGCAGCGGGAGCGTGGTTATCAACATGGGCGGTAATTACACCGTCCGGCAGGAGAGCGATATCGACGCGATCGCGGAGGCGGTCGCTGCCCGTGTGATGGCCCAGCGGCGCACGCTGCGGCCGGCTTGAGGGCATGAAAAAGCCGCCCCGTAAAGGGCGGCAAGCATAGACAAAAGACGACAGCGTATGCTATAATATGCGTGGACGCTGTTACATATTGGCGGTCAGCCCACCTTTTCCCCGCGCATTGTACCGCGAGGGGAGGTGATGCGAATGTGGAGAAAGGCTTTTCAGCTTTTGTTTTGCGCGGCAATCCTGCTTTGCGCAATGTCCATAAAAGCGCGTTGACCGCTCGGTGGCACCCGAAACGGTCAACATTAGTTGAATCAGAGTAAGGGCTGACCGCAGTAACAGCGTCCCTTTTGTATCTGTATTATAGCGTATAAGCCCCGTCTTTGTCAAGCAAGGCAGAGACGGGGCTTTTATTTTTGGGAAAGGAGGGCGACCCATGCCCATTACAGGCGGCGGGATCATCGGCGGCACGGCTGCCGGACTGCTCGGCAGAGTGGCCGCGCAGCAGATACAGGCATACCGTTCGGGCCGGCGGCGGATCATCTTTGTAAACCTGACGACGGGGCAGGAGGTTGTGCTGCCGGTCACGCCGCAGCAGTATGTGATCGACCGCGGCGTCGCCATCGAAACCGTGAACCTGACGGGCTTCGGGGACGTGCATCTGGCGGGCGACCGGACGCTGTTCAGCGAGACGCTCGAATTTATGCTGCCGGTGCAGGCGTACCCCTTTAACGACGTGACCGCTGTGCTGGACCCATATTATTACATCGACTTTTTTGAACTGACGGGAGACAACAGGCAGGTGTGCCGCTTCATCGTTTCGGACAGCCCGACACAATGCGAGGTGCTGCTGGAAAACCTGCAGTACCGCCAGCAGGAGGGAACGGGCGATTATTACTGCACGCTTGCCATGCGGCGGCACCGTCAGCCGAACCCTGTGCGGCTGGTGGGGGACGACCAGAGCACGGCGCAGGCCGCGACGGTTTCCACCCCCGCCCGCGCGACCGAAACGCCCGCGCAGACCGCGGTGCAGAACCATACGGTGCAGCCTGGGGACACGCTTTCCGGCATCTGCCGCCAGTATTACGGCAATGCCAATTTGTACCCCAAGCTGGCCGCCTACAACGGCATACAAAACCCTGACCTGATCTACGACGGGAGGGTTATCAAAATACCGCCCGCGTCGGCGCTGTGAGGAGGCGGAAGGATGGAGCAGTACCAGTACCGCCAGCCGTGGGTGAGCGTGCGGAACCAGGATGGGGAGTGGGATGTGTCGCACATGTTCCGGCGCATCGAGTGGTCGGGCGACGTGGACAGCGTGTGCCGTAAGCTCGCGCTGGAAATGATCGTTTCCGCAACCGACCCGCGTCTGCCCTATGTGTACCTGCCGCTCGCGGGCGGCATTCGGATGGGCGTGGGGGAGCAGACGCTGTTTTACGGCCATGTGGTCAGCAAGGACAAATCCACGGATTCCTCCACCATGTCGGTGACCTGCTATGACAACGGGTTTTATCTCAAAAACAGCAAGGCGAGCCGCAAATACAAGGGGGAAACGCCGGAGGCCATCACGCGGCAGCTTTGCAGCACCTACGGTGTGCCGACCGGCGCGCTGGCGCAGACCGGCGTGTCGATCAGCCGGAAATTTTCCGCAGCCGCGGTGTACCAGATCATTGACACCGCCTACACGCTGGCGAGCCGGCAGACGGGCAAAAAGTACCTGCTGCGCTTTGACGCGGATAAGCTGGAGGTGGTCGAGCGCACGGTGACGCCGCAGTCGGTCATCCTGTCGCGCGGGACCAACCTGCAGACCGCGGCCTACGGTGAGAGCATGGAAAACATGAAAAACCGCGTGATCATCGTGGACAGCGAGGGCAACTTCCTCCGCTCGGTATCGGACGACGCGGCGGTGACACGGTACGGCCTGCTGGCCGACGTGCTGACGCAGCGCGACGGGGAGGACGCCACCGCAGAGGCGCGCGACATCCTCGCGGAGAACGGCGTGGAGCGCACGGCATCCGTGAGCTGCCTCGGCCATACCAAGCTGATCACGGGCAACACGGTATGGATACACGAGCCATATACCGGCCTGGCGAATACCTGCTGGATCGACGCGGATAAGCATGTGTGGCAAAACGGCGTATACGCGACCAGCCTGACGCTGAATTTCAAAAACGAGATGCGCGAGAGTGAGAGCGGATCGGAGGCAGACGAATGAGCAACCTGGCGGAGCTGGCAAGCCTGCTGTCGGAGCCGAGCGGCACGGGCGGCTGGACGCTGACGTTCGGTTTGGTAACCAGGGATTACGAGCATGACGGGACGGTGGCGGTTCAGGCGGACGGGCTGCCGCTGGAGGAGGACGATCTGGGCTTTGCGGCGGGACTGCGGCGCGGCCTGTCGCGCGGGCAGCGCGTGCTGCTGCTCCGGTCGGACGATGGGCAGTCGTATTACGCCCTGCTGGCGATGGAATGAGGTGAGCATATGGCGGAACAGGATATTTTCCCCTATCTGCAGCCAACCGCGGCGACGCCAGCGGCCGCGCTGCCGGTGATGCGGGAATGCGCATGGGATTTTGTGCGGGACGCGCCTGTGCTGCGCGGCGGCGTGCCGGTGATCGTGCTGCGCGAGCAGGCGGTCGCGGTGTGGGCCTGGAACGCGCTGCACACCGAGCGCTTCCGCTGGCCGTGCTTTTCCGCAGGCTACGGGAACGAGGCGAACGCGCTGATCGGGCAGAGTTATCAGCCGGAAACCAAGCGCGCCGAGGTGCAGCGCTACATTGAGGAGTGCCTGCTGGCCTGCCCGTACATCTCAGCCGTGACCGGTATGACGGTGGAGGCGGCGGGCGACCGGCTGACGGTCAGCTTTTCGATTATCAGCATTTATGGAGAGATCAAAATGGAGGTGGAGCAGGATGTCGGATAGGGATGAAACGCTGCAGGCGCAGCTTGACGCGCTCAAAGCGGCGCTGCAGGCGCAGGACTTTGACAGCCTGACGCCGGAGGGCGTGCAGGACATGCTGCGCGCCTTTATCGAGGACGACCTTGGGCTGTACGCGGGCGAGGGCGGCCTGCTGAACATCATACTTGCGCCAGGCGCGTATGTGTTCTGGGAGGGCTTGCAGGCGCTGCGCGCGCAGGTACCGATCTCCTTTGTAGACGAGACGAGCGGCGCGTACATCGATAAGGCCGCGGCAGGGTACGGCATCACGCGCAAGCCAGGCACGGCCGCAGGTGTGGACGTGACCTTTACCGGCACGGCGGGCGCATCTGTTCCGGCGGGAACCATCTGCGTTACCGCGGACGGGCTGTGCTTTGCGACCGATGAGGCGCTGACGCTGGGCGAGGGCGGCAGCGGGACAGTATCCGCAACCGCGGACGAGGTGGGCGCAGTGTACAACATACCGGCAGGGGCGGTGGTGAGTACGCAGGAGGCCGTTACGGGCGTGACCGGCGTGACAAACACACAGGCGGCTGTGGGCGGCACTGATCCGGAGAGCGACGCGGCTCTGTTCGCCCGCCTGGATGCGTACCGCAAGACGCCGCCTACCTCCGGCAACGACAGGCATTACCACCAGTGGGCGCTGGAGGTAAACGGCATCGGCGCGGCGGCGGTGATCCGCTGCTGGGACGGTCCAGGCACGGTCAAGGTGATCGTAGCCGACATGGAGCTGCGGCCGGTGGAGGAGGACAAGGTGGACGAGGTCGCGGCCTATATCGAAACCCAGCGGCCGGTGACCGCCGAGGTGACCGTGGAAAGCGCGGCGGGCGTGGCGTGCAGGTAGCGGTGACGGTGGAGACTGACGGGACGGTGTCCAAATCGAACACCGTGCAGGCGCTCACCGACCGGATGGCGGAATACCTCGGCACGCTGGCGTTTCAGCCGGAGGCGGAGATCGTATATAACCGCGTGCTGTCGTTTGTGATGGAGCTGGAGGGCGTGACCGACTGCTCGGGCCTGACAGTAAACGGCGGCACGGTCAACGTGCCACTGGACGCGGACGAGGTGCCGCTGCTCGGCACAGTGACGGTAAACGGCTTTCCAGAGGAGGCGGCGGGCGATGGAACGTAAATTGACCGAGCTGTTGCCCGAGCGCTACCTCGCCAGTCCAGAGGTGGGCGCGGCGGCGGGTGTGCTTTGGGTGCTGGGAGAGGTGTTCCGCGCGCGGACGCTCGACTGGCTGCAGCAGCTTTGCATCGACACCGCGACGTGGGGTATTGTCTACTGGGAACGGGAGTATGGCGTAACGCCGCTGCAGGGCGAGAGCTGGGACGACCGCCGCGCCCGCGTTAAGGCGAAAATGCGCGGCGCGCAGACCACCACACGGGACATGCTGGCAGGCGTAGCGGCCGCTTATGCGGCGGGTGCGGTTTCCACGGTGGAGGAGCTGGCGCGCGAGCACCGCGTCCGGTTTCGGTTCGCGTCCTCCGGCGCGTTCCCACGGGGGATAGAGGCAATGACCGCCTCGCTGCTGGAGGTCATGCCCTCGCATGTGGTGTTTGACTATCTATTTGACTACCGGCAGGAGCGGCAGGCCGCGGTGCGCGCGTCGGCGGGCATGCTGCTGCATGTCCGGTTTACAGCAGGAGGAGGGCTGACGTGAATTATATAACCATTGTGACCGAGGCAGGGCTGGCGGCGCTGGCGGCAGCGGCACAGGCAGGGGGAAAGGTCAACATCACACACATGGCGATCGGTGACGGGAACGGCGCGGAGTACGAGCCGACCGAAGACCAGACCTCCCTGAAAAATGAGAAATGGCGCGGCGCGGTCGCATCCTACACGCGGAGCGGAAACAGCTTTACAGCGACGGCGGCGATGCCTGCGGAAACGGCTGCTTTTACCATCCGCGAGCTGGCGCTGTTCCTCGCGGACGGAACCTGTTTCGCGGTGGCGAACGCGCCGTCCATCCCGCATCAGCCGCCGGTGAACGGTGCGGGGACCGAGTTCGAGGCGGTCATGCCGTTCGTTGTAGAAAACGCGGAGAGCGTAACGGTAACGGTGGACCCGTCCGGCGCGGTATCGCAGGATATGGTCGGCCAGCCGGACGGCGTGGCGGGACTGAACGAGGAGGGCTTTGTACCAATCGAGCAGGGCGGCACAGCCGCAGGCACGGCGCAGGGCGCGCGGACCAATTTAGAGGTCGCAAAGCCGGTGCGGACGACGGTGTTGTTCCCCACGAGCGGATGGGCGCTGTCCGGCAGCGTATACACGCAGACGGTGAGCTGCAGCGTGGCGAAAGCGACGATGAAATACGCCAACATCGGCCCGCAGTACTCCACGGATGCGTCCGCGCGCAAACTGGAGCAGGAGGCGTATGCCCTGATCGCCTATGTCGATACCGCGGACGGGCAGCTTGTGGCTACCTGCTGGGGCAACGAGAAGCCA